ACGGGAACTTTGTCTCAGTGGGGTAAAGCTTTCTCTGATTTTTCTAATATTGAGGAGCGTGAAAAGAACCCTCCCTTTTGGAAGAAAACATTCAAGGGGTCTGATGAAGAAACTGCTTTAGAAATCTTTGCAAACAAAAAGAAAATGGAACAGATGAGAGCCGAGATCAAAGATCATATCTCTTGGAACTATGGACCGAGTGCTTGGAAAGAGGTCTTGAAAATTGAAGCAGATATGCGTCGAAGAAGAAAACAAGAGTTGTATAAAAAGCAGGAGCGAATAGATGCGGCCATTAATTTTACTATTGGGTTTATTATTTTTGTCCTCAGTGGTGGCATCCTGTTCTGCATTTTCTATTTCATCGGCAAATGGCAGGGACGTTGGTAACGATGTGGGTGCTATTATGGTTACAATTAGTGAGTGGAACTTTTGACCATTACCATGTGGGCAGTTACTCTAGTGAAGAAGCCTGTAAAGCAGCACAAAAAGAAGCTAAAGTATTGGTAACTAATCAAAATTCTAAAGTTGTCTGTATAAAAATAGAAAGGTGATTTTAGTTGAGCGGCGTAACAAATACATAATATATGACAAGCGAGGATTTGTTGTTATAATTACCCGTGATAAAAGAGTTGCCATTGCATATGCGAGGTCAAAAAAATGACGGAGTTTGATAAGGCTGATTTAAACAAAAACGGTGTTATTGAAAAAAACGAGTGGAACAAGCTTGCCTTAGAAGATCGTAGGCTTGAAATGATCGACAGAGACTTAAAGCGCAATGCAGAGCGTAGGTTTACAGGATTTGCTCTTGCAGGGATGTTGATCTATCCATTTATTATACTGCTTGCTTCAGTGCTTGGATTTGACAAAGCAGCGAGTTTAATCACAGATATAGCAAGTGTGTATGTAATCGCAGCCTCTGGTGTGGTCGCAGCTTTTATGGGATTTAATGCGTATAGCGCAAAGTCTGACAGCAAGAAAACAAGCATACAGATGGAGGAACAGTAATGTTACAATCTATAATTGGACCGATAGCTAACTTAGCGGGAAGTTGGCTTGATGCAAAGTCACAGGCACAAGCTGCCAGTGCAAAATTAAAACTTACAGAGGCAGAAGCCAAAGCTAAGATTATGCTTAGTAAAGAAACTTCTGTTGCTGACTGGGAACGCATCATGGCACAGGGTTCTCAATCGAGTTGGAAAGACGAATGGTTTGTAATTGTGCTGTCAATTCCACTTGTTTTGGCGTTTATCCCAGGCACAGAAGGGTGGGTACATAACGGCTTTGAACAGCTTTCCAAAGCACCTGACTGGTATTTTTACAGCTTGGGCATAGCAATCTCTGCATCGTTTGGTGTCAGAGGCGTACAGAAGTTTTTTAAGAGGTAGTTATGGAACAGACTATTGAAAACTTTACTGGCACAAAAAACGTTGAGATTACTTCAATGTCCAGTCAAGGGGATGTTCAAGCAGGGATTGAGTTCATATATAATATGCGGGAACATTTATTGGACGTAGGAATTGCTACTGTTTTTGCACTTACTGTGTATGGCTTAGTTTTATTTATGAAAGCGAAAATAAAATGATGAATAAAAGAAAAAAAGCTACGGTGAAAAAAATTATAAAAGGTTTGAGCAAAGCCTCAAAGACTCATGCTAATCAAGCTAAGAAGCTTAAAAAAGTTTTAAAAGGTAAGAAGTAATGAGTGAAGCACTAAAGAATTTACAAGAGAAGATTGGAGCCACACCTGATGGTGCGTTTGGTCCCAATACTGCAACGAAGATTTGTCACCATTATGCTTTAAACCCAGAACGTGGGGCGCATTTTCTTGGGCAGTTAGTGCATGAAAGCGGTACATTCAGATATGTAGAGGAGAACCTAAACTACAGCAAAGAATCTGTGCTAGCGGTATTTGGTAAATATTTTAAAACAGAGAGTGATGCTGAGAGTTGTGCAAGAAATCCACAAGCTCTTGCTGACCGTGTATACGGTGACAGGATGGGCAACGAGGGACAAGGATGGCTATACCGAGGCAGAGGTTTTCTCCAATGCACTGGTAAAAATAACTATTCTCAGTTTGCAGCGGACATGGATCTACCAGAGATTATGAAAGATCCTGACTTGGTTGCCACAAAATACCCCATGGAATCAGCTATTTGGTTTTTTCACAGGAACAAACTTTGGGAGATTTGTGACGAGGGCGTCAATGACGAAACCATCAAGACTATCACAAAAAGAGTGAATGGTGGATATAATGGTTTAAAGCATCGTAAAGAAGAGACGGTGAAAATTTATGGTTGGTTTATGTAATGGATGTTGTTGACTTATCGAAATATCTGTATAAAAAATTAGAGGAGCGGCAAAATGATTTGTCCGCAGCCCTTGCAAACGGTGCCGTAAAGGACTGGGAGCAATACAAGATGACGGTAGGAGAGATACGGGGACTCTCTTTTGCGCGAGAAGAAATCAAGTCCCTGCTGGAGAAAAACGTAGACGATGTCGAAGACCTTATATCTTCCTGACCACGTTGCGCAGAAAATGAACAAAGAAAAAGAAGAGGCTAAGTCCTCTGACTCTTTGAATAGCGCATATGTTGACGCTAATGAACGGGTGCTAGACCCGTCCCTCTTAGACAAACCGTTACTCGAAAGACTCCCGCAACCAACTGGTTGGCGGGTTTTGGTTATGCCGTATCAGGGCAAAGCTAAAACTGCGAGTGGCTTATATATTCCTGATGAAGTGCGAGAACGTGAATCCGTGGCTACGACTGTAGCATACGTGATGAAGGTTGGACCGTTAGCTTATAAAGACCCAGATAAGTTTGGGGCTGATTGTGAGCCATGGTGCAAGGAAGGTCAATGGGTTTGCATTGGTCGTTACTCTGGTTCTCGATTCAAGATTGATGGCGGAGAGGTTCGTATAATCAATGATGATGAAGTCATCGCTACAATCCTTGAGCCTGATGATATTAAACAAGTGTAAGAGGTAGACATGGCAGAAGAAACTGAAACTGAAGTAGCAGAAGAGATAGTAATAGAAACACCTGAAGAAAAGGAAGAAGCCCCTAAAGAAGAAAAAGTGGAGGCTTCTAAAGAAGAAAAGGTAGAGGTTCAGTCTGAGGATAAACCAGAACAACCAACACAAGAGGATGAATTAGATTCATACAGCAAGGGCGTACAGAATCGCATCAAAAAACTTACAGAAAAATACCGTCAGGAAGAACGGGATAAAGCAGAAGCTCTTAGGGTATCTCAAGAACTTTTAGATGAGAACAAAAAACTTAAAGAACGAGTTCAAGCTTTAGATACTGGGTATCTTTCTGAGTATGGCACTAGGTTGGAATCTCAAACTGATGCGGCTAAACGACTCTATAAAGAGGCGTATGAGGCCGGAGACTCTGATAAAATGCTAGAGGCTCAACAATTAATTTCTACTATTGCTGTAGAGCAACAGAGATACAACACAGCTAAAGCTCGTGCGGAACAACAAGCTAAAGTTCCTGTTCAAGAGCCAGAAAAACAACAACAACCTGCCGCTGCGCCACAGCCAACCCCTGATCCAAGGGCACAAGAATGGGCAGAGAAGAACACTTGGTTTGGTGAAGATCGAGTCATGACTTCTGCGGCATTTGCAATTCATCAACAACTTGTCGAAGAAGAAGGGTTTGACCCGAAGAGCGATGAGTATTATACTGAGGTTGATAGTCGTATACGGAAGGAGTTTCCACACAAATTCCAAGCGGCTAAGAAATCGGGTGGAGCACAGGTCGCCGCTGCTGGCGCTTCAGCATCCCGCAGTACAGCAAAGACAGGGCGCAGGTCGGTCAAGTTATCGCACTCACAAGTAGCGATTGCGAAAAAACTGGGCGTACCTCTTGAAGAATACGCCAAGTATGTGAAGGAGTAACAAATGGCTGACACGAGAACCCCGCGTAATAACGCAACACGAGAAAAAGAAACTCGCAGAAAACCATGGGCACCGCCCAGTCACCTTGAAGCACCAGAAGCCCCAACGGGTTTTGTGCATCGATGGATACGAATTGCAATGCGTGGCGAAGAGGACAAGATGAACGTCCATGCTAAACTACGTGAAGGATGGGAACCCGTCCGTGCAGATGAGTATCCTGACTATGAAGCTCCTGTCATCGACGATGGCAAATATCAGGGAGTGATTGGACAAGGTGGACTGATGCTGTGTCGCATACCTGAAGAGACAGCGCATGAGAGAAACGAGTATTACGGGGGCCGAACCCGCGAACAAATGACTGCTGTGGATCAGGACTTGATGAAGGAACAACATCCTTCGATGCCGATTTCTAATAATCGGCAAAGTCGTGTAACCTTCGGAGGCCGTGAACGCGACTCCGATTAATATAAAGGATTGCTACTATGGCAAATACTAACGTTGCATTCGGACTCCGTCCGATTGGTGTAGTCGGTCAGGGCTACAACACCACTGGTGCGACCGAGTATCGTATAGCAGCCGGAAACACAAACGCGATCTATCAAGGCTCTCCTGTAATCCCGCTATCAACTGGCTTCATTGACATTGTTGGCGCGGCTGCGGGTGGTACTGTGGGTCTTGTGGGTGTTTTTGCCGGTACTGAATACGTTTCGTCTACCACTGGTGAGAAAGTTTTTTCTAACTTCTGGCCCGGTTCTGGCGCGGATACCAACTTTCCCGTCAAAGCCTTTGTGTATGACAACCCATTACAATCATATGTGATTTGTTCAGATAGCACACTAACTAGTGAAGCTACTGCGCGAGGACATGTGTTTGCTAATGCTAACTTTGCAACTGCTGCTTCTGGTTCAACAACCACAGGTATCTCATCTGCTAAGTTGGCTGTCGGCACAATCGCCGTCACCGCAAATTTAAATCTGCGTATCATGGGTATCCAAGATGACCCTGAAAACTCAGACTTTACTGCTGCGGGTATTCCATTAATCGTTCGTTTAAACAACTCCTTCAATTCACCAAATGGTGCTATTGCAGGCGGTACTGTTTCAACGACTGGCGTATAAGGAGACTGACTTATGGCTATATCTCGCGCACAACTAGCGAAAGAGTTGGAACCAGGTCTCAACGCTTTGTTCGGTATGGAGTACGATAGGTACGAAAACCAACATGCAGAGATCTATACAACAGAAGCTTCTGATCGAGCATTCGAAGAAGAAGTTATGTTGTCTGGTTTCGGAGCTGCACCTACTAAATCAGAAGGTAGCGCAGTAAATTTTGACGACGCTAACGAAGCATTTACTGCTCGTTACAACCACGAAACAATAGCGTTGGCATTCTCAATTACTGAGGAAGCTATCGAAGACAATCTTTATGATCGTCTTGGTTCACGTTATACTCGTGCATTGGCTCGTTCAATGGCACACACAAAACAAGTTAAGGCTGCTTCAGTTCTTAACAACGCATTTACCGCAGGTGCTTTTGCAGGTGGTGACGGCGTTGCGTTGTGTGATGCGTCTCACCCACTTACTTCAGGTGGTACGTTTGCCAACGAACCTGCAACTGCTGCTGATTTGAACGAAACATCTCTTGAAGATGCTTTGATCAACATTGCAGGGTTTGTCGATGAGCGCGGACTTAAAGTTGCATTACGTGGATTAAAATTAATTATTCCACGTCAACTACAGTTCATTGCAGAACGTCTGATGGTTTCCAACCTTCGTGTTGGTACAGCGGATAATGATGTAAATGCTCTAAGATCAATGGGTATGTTACCAAACGGTTACGCCGTTAATGACTATCTAACTGATCCCGATGCGTTCTTCATTCTCACAGACGCTCCTCGTGGATTTATCCATTTCGAAAGAACTGCAATGTCAACTGGCATGGAGGCAGACTTCGATACAGGTAACATGCGCTACAAAGCTCGTGAGCGTTACAGCTTCGGCTTTAGTGATCCACGTTGTGTATTTGGTTCCCCTGGAGCCTAATATATGATATAGGAGGATCTCCTCCGAGTATGATTGGGGCGACTTCGGTTGCCCCTTTCTTTTTGTTTAAAAGTAAGTTATTCTGTCACCATCCCTGACAGTTGCATGGGGCAACTGACAAACCCAAGACAGGAGATCGACATGGGTACAACAACTTTTTCTGGTCCTATTAAAGCAGGAACCATCAAAGAAACTACTGGCACAACAGTTGGCACAAATGTGAAAAACACAGGTCAAGTAGTTATGGCGCAAACTCACTTAATTGACGTTTCTGGTGGAGCAATTGCTCAATCCGATACCAATGTAGTGCTTCCGGCAAAATCTCAAATTATTGATTGTGTGATTGATGTGGTTTCAGCAATTGGAAACGCAGCCGCAGTTTTAAGTTTAGGAACCTCTGGTGGTAATGATAACACCATCCTAAATGGATTTACATGTGCCACTGGTGGTGGCGCGGTTGGTAGAAAATATCCTACAACTGAAGCCGGAGCGACTTTAGGGTGGTCAGACATTGGAGATGTAGATCTTCGTGTTACAGTTAAAACAACAGGTGCTTCAAACGCAGGATCTATTCGATTTACAATTCTGTACCAACAAGCCAGTGATTTAAGCTAATAGGAGGGCATTATGGCTGCTTCTATTTCTGCAAAGACAGTCACTGCGACTGGTACCCTACAGGGTGGTCGAACTAGGTTAAAAGCATTTTATGTAAAGACTGCGGGTAGCGGTTCTCCTGCGGTTGTGTTCAAAAATGGTTCTAGTGGAGCAACGCTATTATCCATGGTGTTTCATCAAAGTGATGATAACCAAATCACCATTCCAGACCATGGTATGATTTTTAGTGATGAGTGTCATGTGACGCTCACCAATATTGATTCAATCACTGGATTCTTTGGATAGTGTAATGGCAGAGCGTAAACGCGATAAGATGCCGAAGAGAAACAAAAAGAATTTCCGCCCCACAAAGAAAGGGGCGGGAATGACTGAGGCGGGTGTGAAAGCATACCGTCGTAAAAATCCCGGTTCTAAATTAAAAACTGCGGTGACTAAGAAAAAGGGTCTGACTAAATCAGAAAAAGCACGTCGTAAATCTTTTTGTGCTCGATCTGCGGGTCAGATGAAAAAGTTTCCAAAAGCAGCTAAAGATCCAAACTCACGTTTAAGACAAGCTAGGAAAAGGTGGAGATGTTAAATAAACAAGTGACAGTAACTCTTGTAACAGCTTTCATCATTGGTGTCGGAGGCGTTGGTTACAGTTGGGCTGATTGGGTTACAAAGACTTTGATCGCTGTTGATAAACGAACAGAAGTCATGGCCTCACAGATTGATTTTATGAAAACGCAAATGGAGATACGATATGGCAATGTCCAGGGCACAGATGCGACAGCAAATTTCGAAGCCGCCTCAAAAGAGTAAGCGCACTCCGAAAGGTTTAACGTATTACAAAAAAGGCGGAAAAGTTTCTGCTAAATCTAAAGGTAGTAAGATATGTCCAGAGGGTAAAGCTTGGGCAAAAAGAACCTTTGATACGTATCCATCAGCGTATGCAAACCTTGCTGCATCTAAATATTGTAAAGATCCGAACTATGCTAAAAAAGCGAAGGGCGGCAAACGTAAAGGTAAATAGATGGGTGAACTCAAGAAATGGTTAAAACAAGATTGGGTAAGGATAGGAACCGATGGTGAGATTAAAGGTCCCTGCGGTACTTCAAAAGATAAGAAGAACCCTGACAGATGCCTTCCAAGGTCTAAGGCACGTTCTCTTTCTAAAAAAGATAGAGCTGCGACTGCAAAGAAAAAGAAAAAAGCTGGAGCAAAAGGAAAAACAGTCGTCAAAAACACCAAAAAAGCAGAAGTTAAAAACTTAAAAAATGGGGGTGAAATAAAAACAACTAAGCCAAAAAGACCTTTTAGAGGTAAGTCAAAAAAAGGCACAGCAGTGGCTAAAGGTTGCGGGGCGGTCATGCCTGATCGTCGTAAAAGAACTAAGGGTGCCGTTAGACAGTTTTAAAGGAGAACTCACATGGCTATGAAAAAAAAGAAAGGCTACCGTAATGGTGGCAAAGTAAAACCCAAGGGAATGAAGATGGGCGGTAAGGTTAAGCCCAAGGGAATGAAGATGGGCGGTAAGGTTAAGCCCAAGGGAATGAAGATGGGTGGCAAAGTAAAACCCAAGGGAATGAAAATGGGTGGTAAGGTTAAGCCTAAAGGTATGCGATATGGTGGTAAGGTTAAACCCAAGGGTATGGCTAAAGGCGGTAAAGTTGGTGGAGCGCAAGTTTCAGGATTAGGATTCAAAGGAATCTTTTAACTACAATGCCCTACCTACAAAGTAACATCCCTTATTTCAAAGCATGGGTTCGTCGTGAATACACTCACAATCATGAGAAGTATCACGGCGAATTTCTACATGCTATGGTTGTTGCTGTAACTACAATTCCAAATCGGTCTCTTAGTTTTCAAGTTATCTTTACTGGTTGTGAAGCAGAGGATGAAGAAGAAGATACCGTTCATGGTGGTGCAATGTGGGCAAGAATGCCTATCACAGCACTGGTTGCAGACATCCCGCTCGAAGAGTGGCCTGAGCCTATGGCAACACATGATGCGCAGCCTTGGGACTGCTCTTCACACCATCATGCAGTATATACATTAGACCGAGCCACACCATGTCCTTGGTTGGCTAAAATAAACGGCGAGATGTTTCCCGCCAAGTATTTGTTCACTGTAGACTACACTAACAGTGAGATTGCAGATGATCCGGCACAACACAAACAAAGTCATGTGATGCAGTTGTTGGATGCAGGAGAGTGGACAGGAAACATAGTGGCGTTACCAAATAATCGAGTCAGGGTTACACATCCTGCTTGGTTTGCAGTGGGTGAGGGTGCTCCAGACTTTAGACCCTCACAACATATACACTATTCAAAAAGTGATTTAGACTATACACTAGATGTGAATAGAATATTTGATAATCTTTATAACCAGGAGGATAACGATGAAGAAGATTAATCCTGAAACGCAACCAGGTTTAGCTGCTTTAAAAAAAGAAAGCCCTGAAACAGTTAAAAAAATGGGTTACATGAAAAAAGGTGGCGTGGTTAAAGGTTTTAAAAAAGGCGGTTGCGTTATGATTAAAACTAATCAGAAACCACATATGAGTTGATGATATGACAACATCAGGATCAAGAGACTTTAACCTCGATGTAGCAGAGGTAGTCGAAGAAGCATACGAAAGATGCGGACTAGAGGTTCGCACGGGCTACGATGCTAAGACAGCACGTAGGTCTATGAACCTGATGTTTGCTGATTGGGCTAACCGTGGACTTAACTTGTGGACGGTAAAAGAAGCAAACTTTACTGTTACCCAAGGCACATCTTCTTATTCATTAGCTGCTGATGTCGTTGACTTATTGGATGTTGTCGTAAGACGAGATAACACAGATTTTGAAATACAAAGAATAAGTCGTAGCGATTATGCAACACTTCCAAATAAATCAACTCAAGGTAGACCTAGTCAATACTACTTAGACAGGCAGATTACTCCTGTGGTGTATTTGTGGTCTACTCCTGAAAATTCTACGGATCAGGTTCGTTACTATTATATACGAAGGATAGAAGATGCTGACGCTCTTGTTAATACTACTGACATGCCTTTTCGTTTTTATCCTTGTATGGTGGCGGGGTTAGCCTACTACATGGCGATGAAACGAGCACCAGATCGCATACAGATGTTAAAGTCAGTTTACGAAGAAGAGTTTCAACGTGCAGCAGACGAGGATCAAGGTCGAACACCTTTGAAGTTGCAGCCTAGCTTGAGTTATCTGAGGGTGTAATGGCATACGCTAGTGGCAAACATGCTTATGGTATATCGGATCGGTCAGGTCGCCGCTATCGTCTTCGTGACATGAGGACAGAGTGGACTGGCGCAAAAGTTGGTCCTGATGAATTTGAGCCAAAGCATCCACAGTTGTTTCCACCAAGAGCGTTTCCAGATCCACAAGCACTACGTGATCCTCGTCCAGAGAGCGAGTTAACAGAACAACGATCTATCCAACATGGCTACAATCCTGTTGGATTTCAAGACATACCAGGAATAACGCCACCAAATAATTTAGTTGCTGAAGGTGAGGTTGGGACTGTTACAGTAACCATATCAGATACAGGTAACGAGACTGTAAATGTAACTGGACTAGCAGCGACAAGTGCAGTTGGTAGTGTCACTGTCGTGGATGATGCGGCAACTTTTGATAGCACATCAATTACATTAGACTCAACATCACAGACATTTGACGAGGGATAAAAGATGGCAAAACAAACAGTAGGTATTGGCTCATCCGCAAATGATGGATCAGGAGACACTCTTCGTGCAGGTGCGGATAAAATCAATGACAACTTTAATGAGATTTATGCTGCATTAGGTAACAGTTCTAATGTTCTTACTGATATAATTGATTCAAATGGTTTATTTGACGTTAGCTCTGGTGCTAACAAAATTGTTTTTTATTATGCAGCTTTAAGCGATTTACCAAGTGCCTCTACATACCATGGCGCTGTGGCGCATGTGCATGCGACTGGAGGGCTGTATTTCGCGCACGGTGGGAATTGGATTAGATTAAATGACGAAATATCTGGGCCTGTAACGACATATGTAGCAGGTACAAGTGGTTCTTCTGCATATACTTTTACTGGTCCTGGAGCTACTGCGGGTAATAATCCAAACTTTACTTTCTACAAAGGTCACACTTATCTTATTGACAATACAGCAAATGTAAGCAGTCACCCTTTGCAAATTAGAACATCTAATGGTGGATCTGCTTTTACGACAGGTGTCACAGAAAATTATAATTCAACAACAGGATTGACACAGTTTATCGTCCCGCATGAACCAAGTGATACGACCTTAGTATATCAATGCACTAACCATAGTGCTATGGTAGGAAATATAACGATAGTGTGATGACATGAGCTTTACTTACGACCAATTAAAAACAGCTATTCAAGATTATACGGAGAATGATGAGACTTCTTTCGTAACAAATCTTCCATTGTTTATACGAATAGCAGAGGAACGAATATTAAAGAATGTACAACTTAGTATGTTTCGTAAAAATGCCACAGCTTCTACAACTGCTAGTAATAAATATCTAGCTTGCCCTGGAGATTTTCTAGCACCGTTTTCTCTTAGCCTTGCAGGTTCAGATGGAGATAAATTCTTTATAGACTTTAAAGACCCTAGCTTTTTACAAACATACACTCCAGATTCTACGACTACTGGATCTCCAAGATATTATGCTGTTTTTGATGTAGATAATTTTATATTGGCACCAACGCCAAACACTACGTTCACCGCAGAGCTTCATTATTTCTATCGCCCTGCAAGTTTAACTGCCGGATCTGGTAGTGGAACTACGTGGTTAAGTGAGAATGCTGAAATGGCTATGCTGTACGGGGCCTTAATCGAAGCGTACATATACATGAAGGGTGAACAAGATGTCATGGCTACATATAATAAACGTTTTGAAGAATCGTTGATTGGTATTAAGATGCTTGGAGAAGCAAAAGAAACCACAGATGAATATCGAACAGGAAAAGTAATAAGGGCTAAACAATAATGTTTAAGATAGATGTAAGTGTGCCACAACATGAACAGATTGTAGGTGTCAGAACAACAGAGAACAGGGGATTTACTCCTGACGAGTTGGCTGAACAATGTGTAGAAAAAATAGTTTCGGTTTCGGATCAGGCCCATCCTGGTATAAGAGACCAAGCTCATGCTTTCTCAAAGCATGTTGAAAAGCTTGTTGCATATTACATGAGGCAAGCTATTCGCAGTGACCGCACAACTGTGTATAACGCAATCAAAGATGCGGGTCATCCCCAACTGGCTGAACTTATAAGGAGACTTTGACATGGCCTTTAGTGGAAACTTTATGTGTACTTCTTTTAAGCAAGAATTGCTTACGGGGAGTCACAACTTTACAAACGGAAGTGGTGATACATTTAAATTAGCTTTGTATGATAACAATGCTTCTTTTGATGCTTCTACCACAGCATACACTACATCCAACGAAGTAGGTAACTCTGGCTCGTATTCTGCGGGTGGAGGGGCGTTAACAAACGTAACACCTACAACTTCTGGAACAACTGCTCTAACAGATTTTGCAGACAAGACATATACTTCTGCAACAATCACTGCTCGTGGTGCATTGATTTACAACACAACCACAGGTGGCGGATCAGGAACTACAGATACAGTTGTCGTATTAGACTTTGGGTCAAACAAGTCTTCTACTTCTGGCGACTTTCAGATTGTGTTTCCAACGGCTGACGCGAGTAGCGCGATTATTCGTATCGCGTAAGGCAGTCTACCCGTGACAAACATCACAGGTTGGGGGCGTGGAGAATGGGGTGAGGGTGCTTGGAATGAAGCAGCCCCTGTTCGTGTTGGTCACACTCTCAATGGTTGGGGTGAATTAACTTGGGGTGAAACCTCTTGGGGTGGTGAGAAATCTACCCTTTCTGCAATGCAAGGGCAGGTCGGAACTGCTGTTGTTCGAGAG